GAGGGCTGGTACGTCAATGCGGGCGGCGGGTACGTCCCGGCGGGCGTCGGACTGGGCATCACCGGTAAGGGCGCACACGTCCTGATTATTGACGACCCGGTCAAGGATATGATGGAGGCCGACTCCGAGACTACAAGGAACTCAGTCTGGGATTGGTGGGATTCGACGGCTGAAACGCGGCTGTCGCCCGGCGGCGGGGTGCTTGGCATCCAGACCCGGTGGAATGACGACGACCTCAGTGGCCGGTTCCTGAATCAGGAGGCTGAGGCCCTGCGCGAGATCGAAGAACAGCGCAATGAGATCCTCGAACTGATTTCCAAGGCCCAAGAAGAGCGTACAGAATCGCTTACCATCGACAAGTTACGCCAAGACCTCGATGACGTCGACAGATCAGTGGAAGATGTGGTCCGGTGGGACGTTCTAAGCCTCCCGGCACTGGCAGAGTCCGATGAGTTTGTCACCGAAGATGGTGAATTGCTTACAAAAAGAGAAAAAGGCGCAAAACGCGTTCGCCAAAAAGGCGACGCCCTCCATCCTGAGCGGTATGACAAGTCATTTTACCGCCGGAAGCGGAAGAGTTCACAACCGCGAATCTGGAGTGCGCTCTACCAGCAGAATCCGGTGCCAGATTCTGGTATATTCTTCAAAGAGGACATGTTCCGCTACGAGCCGGTCGTTCCGGACTACGGAAACTGGAATATTTACATAGCTTGGGACTTGGCTATTGGCCAAAAGCACACAAACGATTATACTGTAGGAATAGTTGGTGCCCATGACTTCGACGACCAGCTCCATATCGTCAATGTGGTGCGGGTCCGGACAGATGAGGTCGCAGAGCTTATAATGGGCACCGCAGAGCCCTTCAGACGCTATCACCCGAAACTGGGTATTGAACAAGGGCAGATTCAGATGTCAGTAATGCCGAATCTGAGGAAGCTGATGAAGGAAAAACGCTGGTATCCACCGATGGACGAGACTTTGAAACCCATCACGGATAAGGCTGCACGGGCGAGACCGGCCCAAGGTTGGATGCAACAAGGGCGTGTGCTGCTCCCTAGCAACCAGCCTTGGGTCACTACCTTTACAAGTGAGCTGCTGCGATTCCCGGGCGGCGCACACGACGATCAGGTGGACGCGCTAGCATGGCTCGTCCGCATGGTAGCAGACCAACCGGCACCTAAGCGCACAAAGGCAGCCAGAAAACCCGCTTCGTGGCGGGATAAACTGAAGACAACAGGCGACGTGGAATCCCACCAAGTCGCCTAACGGAGGAACAAGATGGCAAGTGATTATGCGCAGGTGCAGGAACAGCTCGACCGGTACACCTATGGACGGGATAATGGACACACAGAGTACTCGGTCAAAGCACGAATGTGCGAGGACTTCTTCGAAGGCAAGCAGTGGGATGCGGACGCCAAGGCCAAGCTGGCCCGCGTCAAGCGCCCGGCCCTCACGTTCAACAAGATACTGCCCAGCTGCGCCGCCATCTTCGGCGAACACTTAAATAACCAAGCAGACATCGGATTCAAGTCCACAAAGAACGGGTCGCAGGAAACAGCAGACGTTCTGGGCCGGTTGTTCGTACAGATCAACAATGCGAATGAGATGCATTGGATGGAATCGGAGGTCTTTGCGGACGGAGTCATCACCAGCCGGGGCTACTTCGATGCCCGGATGAACTGGGACACCAACATCTTCGGTGAGGTCGACATCAACCTGATGAACCCCCGGAACGTGGTAGTGGATCCGGATGCCGAGGAATATGACCCGGACAAGTGGAAAGACGTCATCACCAGCAAGTGGCTCAGCGAGAACGACATCAAGCTTCTGTACGGCAAGGAAGTGGCCGCCGAGCTGGCCGCCAAGCAGAACAGTGGCCAATATCTTGGCTACGACTTCATGGATCAGCGCCCCGATACCTTCGGCGGCGAGTCCCGCCGGTTCCCGGAGGACAACCAGAAGTACAACCGCAGGTGGCGGCAGCTGGAACGCCAGTTCAAGACTGTCCGCCGCATGGAACACTTCGTTGACATGATCTCCGGCGAGACCCGAGTCATCCCCGAGGGCATGCCTCGCGAGAAGGTCCAAGCCATTATGCAGGAGTTCGACGTGCAGGTGATCACCCGGAACACCGAGGTAATCGACTGGCGGGTCACCGTGGACGACGAGCTGGTACATGATGAGCAATCACCCTACAAGCACTTCACCGTCGTACCGTTTTTCCCGTTCTTCCGCCGGGGCCGCACGATCGGGCTGGTGGAGAACATGCTAGACCCGCAGGAGCTGTACAACAAGGTGCGCTCGCAGGAGCTGCATATCGTCAACACCACGGCCAACAGCGGCTGGAAGGTCAAGACAGGCACCCTGCAGAACATGAGCATCGAGGATCTGGAAGAACGCGGTGCCGAGACCGGCTTGGTTGCTGAGCTGAACGACATCAACGACTTGGACAAGATCACCCCGAACACGGTGCCGACCGGCATGGACCGGATCAGCTTCAACGCTGCAACCGACCTGAAAGAGATCTCCATGGCTTCTGACAGCATGCGAGGGTTTGATCGGGCAGACGTGGCGGCCAAGGCCATCCAAGCCAAGCAGGCGCAGGGCTCGACCAACTACACTAAGGTATTCGACAACCTGAACTACACGCGCAGGCTCCTAGCCAAGCGAGTGCTGGACATGGTGCAGACCTTCTACGTGGAGCCCCGTATCCTTCACATCACCGGCAACGGCCCGGCGGAAGAGGACGAAGTCATTACAATCAACGAGGTATCGGCAGAAGGGCAGGTGGCGCGGGACTTGACCGTCGGCGAGTATGCTGTCACAGTAACGTCCATCCCGGCTCGCGAGACCTTCGAGGAGAGCCAGTTTGAGCAGGCCGTACAGCTGCGCGAGCTGGGTGTGGAGATCGGAGACGAGATTCTCATTGAGAACTCACACCTGTCGCGTAAACACGAAATTGCCAAGCAGATGTCTGGTGACCCCACTGAGGAAGAAGCCGCACTGCAGGCCGAACTCGCAGAGCTTGAGTTACAAGCCAAACGCCTTGAGAATGCAAAGGCCGCCGCAGATCAGAAAAAGACCGAGGCTGAAGCCGCCCTCACGCTCATACGGGCTCAACAGACAGCCCTCGAAGATCCCAACGGGAGCGAGCAGAAGTCCGCTGACGATGAGATCCGACTGGTAGAGGCAGAGGCGGACAGGGAAGCTGACGTCGCCAAACTCAGCCTTGAGAAGTACGAGATCGACGAGAAGGTGAAGATCGAGCGCGAGAAGATTGCTCTCAAGCGCGAGGAACTCCGTATCAACGAGCTGGAAGTAAGGAACAACGCTCTCGCAGCCGAACGTGAGGCGAAACAGAAAGCTGCCGACGCAATACGGCAGGACAAGCAAGCAAGTAAGGACAAGGCGGAATCCCCTGCTAAGTCGAAGGAAGGAGCTAAATAATGGCTAAAAAAGATGATATTGACTGGGATGACCCAGATGCCGTTGCTGCTGCACGTGGCGATAACCCCGATGACACAGGCGACGAGGTGAGGGACAATCCGCACCGGACTGCTGAAGAGCAGGCCGAGATCGACGCCAAGGCCGAAGAGGACAAGAAAGCGGACAAGGATGCCAAGGCGGCAGCCAAGAAAGCCGACGAGGACAAGGCTGACGCGGACGCCAAAGCGGACAAAGACGCGGACACGAAAGCCGAGGCCGATGACGACACGAAAGCCGAGGGAGATGACGCGAAAGCGGATAAAGACGACAAAAAGGAAACTATGATTCCGAAGTCTCGTCTTGACGCCAAGAACCGCCAGAACAAGGCCCTTCAGGATCGACTCGACCAGATCGAGCGTGATCGGATCGCCGACGCCAAGTCCGCCAAGAACGATGACGCCCGCACAGCCATCGAGGGTGAGCTGACCGACTTGGACAAGGCCATCAACACGGCCATCGCCGACGACAAGATGGACGAGGCCGCAGACCTGCGCAAACAGGTCCGGGACAAAGAGCGTGAACTCTGGCAGATGGATATGGACGAAACTGCCACTGAGGCCACCTCAGAGGCCCGTGAGCAGGTCCGATTGGACTTGGCTATCGATCATATCGAGGCCACCTACGACGAGTTCAACCCGGACTCTGATGGCTACTCACAGGAAACTGTGGACAAGGTACAGGAGCTGCGCAACGGCTTTGTCGCCACCGGCAAGTACTCCGCCACGCAGGCCCTGCTCCGCGCCATGGACTTCATCCTGCCGAAGAAGGCTGTCGAGGGCATTAATGATGCCGCTGACGACCCGGAAGCCAAGGCCAAAAAGGAAGAGGAACTCCGGAAGGCCGGGCTGAAGAAGGCTACGGATGCTGCCAATAAGCAGGCTCCTGACTCCAAGGGCACTGGTGACGACGCCGACGCAGCTGGTATACAGGACGGTATCAACGTGGACAAGCTGTCCTACGAGGATATTGCCTCCCTGCCAGAGGCCACGCTGAAGCGCATGAGAGGGGACATTCCCGCTTGACAAGGGTTCGCTCACGGCTTAGAATTCAGTATATCGAAGCCGTGAGCGAAACAGCGGGGCCTATCGCAACAGCCTGAAAAGAGTCGCATTCGAATTGTTACACGATACGTAACTACGTTGTAGAAACAATCCGAGCCACATATAGTGGCATTATGCGATAATTTTACAGGAGGGACTTAATATGTCCGCAACAAATTTTGCCAACCTGACCAGCCACGAGAAGAAGGTTTGGTCCATGGACTTCTGGAACAAGGCACGCAACATGTCTTTTCTGAACAAGTTCACTGGCGACTCCGAGGATTCTCTTATTCAGCGCATCACTGAGCTGAAGAAAGACGAGAAGGGTGCTCGCGCCGTCATTACTCTGGTTAACGACCTCGAAGGTGATGGCCGTGCCGGAGACCGTCAGCTGGCTGGCTACGAGGAAGCATTGACTTCCGAAGAGCAGGTCATCCAGATCGATCAGCTGCGTCACGCAAACCGGAACACCGGTCGCATGGCCGATCAGCGTACGATCATCAACTTCCGTGAACAGAGCCGCAACAAGCTGGCCTACTGGCTGTCTGACCGCTACGACCAGATGGGTTTCTTGACCCTGTCCGGTGTTTCGTATGCGAATCACACCAACGGCGCAGCTCGTGTTGGTTCTGACCTGAACCTGCTTGAATTCGCAGCCGACGTTGTTGCTCCGTCCACCAACCGTCTGTACACCGTTGATAACGCCGTCACGAAGGGCCACATCTCAACGAAGCTGAACAGTGACGCCACCTTCACGGTAGCGAACTCTGGCCTCAGCTGGCAGGCACTGGTTAACCTGAAGGCACTGGCGAAAGAGCAGTATGTTCGCCCGGTTCGCACCAAAGACGGTGTTGACTTCTACCACGCTTTCGTTACCCCGACTGCAATGGCTTCGCTGAAGACTGACTCTGATTTCATCCAGATTCAGCGTGATGCTGGCAAGCGCGGCGCGGGCAACGAGCTCTTCAAGGGCACTGACACGATCATGGTTGATGGCATCGCTATCAGCGAGTATCGCCACGTGTACAACACGAAGGGTCTGGCTTCCGGCAGCAAGTGGAAGAACGACGGTACCGTAGACGGTTGTCGTGTACTGTTCTGTGGTGCTCAGGCAATGGGCTTCGCGGATATCGGTATCCCGACTTGGGTCGAAGAGGATCGCGACTTCGAGAACGTGAACGCTATTTCAACCGGCAAGATCTGTGGCTTCCTGAAGCCTCAGTTCGAAGGTAAGTTGTCCGGCGGAATGAGCTCTGGTGTGGTCGAAGACTTCGGCGTCATCTGTCTCGACATCGCAACTAACT